GTAAGCTTCACGAAGATTGTGCATATTGGGATTAGACATCGCAATTTTCAAATTTTCGCTGGCTAGTGTTACTCTTTGGCTTAAACTATAAATATTAGGGTCTGCAACTGGAATCACGTCTATTCGACCATCAAAATCTTTTTGTTTTACCATTCGGTCAGCGCCATAAACGGCGTAAGGGTAAACAGGTGGCAAAAATGTGGCAAAAACTTTTGACATTAATCTAAATTCGTTACGCATTGCGTAATAGCAACGCTTGTGAATAGCTGTCATGACTCTCGAACCACGTTCCAAGAGTGCAACTGTCGTTCCAACCGCTCTATTTTGCGTATCGGCGCCCGTAGCCATATCTGTAATGGATGCAAATCGTTGTCCTGCTGTTACTACAAAGCCCATTAAATTAAATAAGGTTACTGAAGGTTCTTTAAAAGGTAACATTTGGAATTGATCTTTAATATTTCCTCCAGGAGCATCTACATCTCTAAATTCTCCAGGTTGAAAAGGTTGGTCATCGTCTCTAATTCGAATTCCTCTCGATTTAAAGCCTGCAGGTAAATTACTAAGTGTTCCCGCATCTAAAAGTTGTCTTAAAGCTGTTGTTGCTGTTCTAGATAATCCACCAATCATGTGAATTAAACCAAAACCATAAAAACCAAGTCCTGGTAAAAATTTGTAATGAATAAAATATTCTTTTCGTTTATGCGTAGGGTCGTCAGGTTCATAATTACGATAAATCGATAATATTTCACTTGAACCTTCGTCTACAGTAACAATATAAGGAATCTTTACTTCTTTGGGTGGATTTTCCATTGTAAATTCTTCTATATTCAAATCCACATGCATTTCTAAAATATTAAAATTAGTTTCTCGATCGGCCGTTGGAACAATACCTTCCAGCTGTTCATATTTTTTCTTAATATCGCTCTGCCCAGTATTGACGGGTTTAAGTTCTATGTCTCGATAAAAACCTGTCTTTTGTTTTTTAAGAACTTCATTTTCACTCATTGAAATTTTATGAGTGATACGTTCGCAATCCGTTAAATCGGTTGCATAGTAAGGAACGACTAAATCTTCTGCCGGAATGAATTTAGAAACCGCTCGTTCCATAATTGAATCATAATAAACTTTTTTAAAAGCTGATCCCGCCAAAGGAAGGTAGAATAAAAGTTGATCCATTTCTGGAGTATATTCTTCCATTTTATCCATGAGCATATAATTCATGAAATCTTGAACGCGATCGGCTTGTTGTTGTTTTTCTTGAGTTTCATCTCCCAAAACTTTACAACGGACAGGTCCGTCAGAAGGAAGAAGTTCTTTATAAGCTTGTGCTTGAAATTGGGTAACGGCTTCGGCTAATAAGGGATGGGTAACATTAGCTGCGCCTCGAAAGGGACGGGTCATCTCCGTATATTTAAATCCTAAAAGATCTAAACCTTGAGTATAACCCATTTCCCAATCTTTTCTTGATATTTTGTCTCTTCGATATTCGTCGACTAATTTTGACGCCATTCGTTGAAGAACACGATGATCTAGATCTTCAGCTAAATTAGAATAGAATTCCTCTTCAGGAGTTCCTTCTTCAGTGCCTTCATTGACAGCCTCTTCGCTAGGTCTTTCAACTTCAACAGCAACCTCTTCTTCAGTTGCTGGACCTTCAGCTTCCAGAACTTGATTTTGTTTTTCAACATCCGCCATAGTCGTATGTATTTAGTATACTCTTGTCTTAACAGTACCATTCAATTTGGTTTTAACACCAACTACACTGCCTTTAGGAGTAAATGGGTTAGAACCCATAGTTCTCACTTCCGTGCCGTGTGCAGCTTTAATCATTTTACCTGATTTAGCCCAATCTTTGCCTCTGTTGCCCCATTTGCCATAAGACATGTCTCTTTCTTTTGCAGTGCCTTTACCTTTTCCTAAACGCATGCCAAGAGATTCGTCTTCGTGAGCGTAAGTGCCTTGAGCAGCCTTAATCATTTTACCTAATCTAGCGTGTTCAGTTCTAATTGAACCACCGTGTTTTTTCCAAGTAGGAGCAGAAATACTGCCTCCTTCTTTCCACGGCCACCAGTCCCATTTCTTTTTAGGTTTTAAATGTGGATGCTTCCAGTCTGAGGGTACGTCTTCCACAAATTTTTTTGAGATTCCTCTAGGGTCAGATTTAGTAATCATTTCTTTACCTTCAGGTACACCCAATGCCTTTTTGCCCATCATCTTAGATGCAGCATAAGCTGTTAAACCGGCTAGAATGGCTTTTTTTAGTTTTTTTGCCATGATATATATATCTCCTTTGTTTAAACTTCCTCTATATTACCATTTAAATATATTCACTACTAGACCGCCTTCTTTTTTATAAAGCTTGAACGGTTGTTGTAGCATCTGTGGTGTAATTTTCAAACCAAAAGCTTCGTAATAAAGTCGAGGGTCATCAGGAGCTAATTCAATAATATTCGAACGACTTCGACCAATGGTTCTTGTACCTAAATACTGTTGGGCTTCTTTAAGCGTTTTGAAAGCCATTTCATGTTCGCTAGGAGCTTTAGTATAGCCTAACACTCTTGCTGGCGAACGGGGTTCAAATGTAAATTTGTGAAGGATCTTAAAGGGTTTATTCGGATCTGATTTAGCCACTTTAATCGTTTGGGCTATCGAATCATATTGAAGAGCCAATTTTTTCATTCGTTCAGGTAACACCGCTGTCAGTTTAGGATTAGTTAAAATTTCTTTACTTTGCACATCGGAGTGAGCTTTCACTCCTCTCATTCCTGCTTTGCCACTAGCAGTTCCATAGAATTCCCAATCTCCCAATTTTCCTACAGTATTTCCGCTCCCTTCTGCTCTTTTTAAAACATGAAGTCTTTCCACAGGGTTAATGGCAATCCACTGGATGCCATCGTCCGCAGCCGTCTTGGCCATATGCTTAACGAGGTGATCACCCCATAGATCTCTTTCTAGAAAAGGTAAAAAAGGTACATCTTTTCCTGTTTCGCCTAACTCACGGAGATTCTTGGAAGCATTTAAAGTATTTTTTCTTATTTCATCAAACTGTTGACTCAATTTCCAATATTGTGCTCTGTCGCCAGTCGACACTACACCTTTATCAGAAATAATTTTCATTTGTCCTAATAGTTTGGTCATCGCGTGATTGGCTTGAGCATATTCCTGTTCGGTATTAAAAGGATTAACTCTCGCTCCTCCTTCTTTCATTGCTTTAAAAGCTGCTTGATGAACATCAGCTTGACCCTCGTGAACAACGTAGGCTTTGCCCCGTCCTCCATCGACTGCACGTCTACCACCATAACGCACGAAATAAACTTGATTATCAAAAGATACTCCTTTAAATGTTTCAAAGTGCGTTGCTCCTATATCGCCAGGTTTAACATTCCGTCCGTAGGGAATTATTTTTGGATAATAAATGACATCTTCAATATATTTTTCATCACCCAGAACTTTATAAGTTTCATGGTCTCCAAAACGTGGAGTTTGATCGAGTGTTTTTTCCCGACCGAGTTTTCTTAAAAGATTAGTATGGTGGCCTCTGAATTCTCTTAATTTAGTAAGATCCAAAGTAATCTGGTGATCTTCTGCCAGACCTTTGGCTAGTTTTTCTAAATTTTTTATTTTGCCTTCGAACGGCTTGATCGCCTCAACCATCGAAGAGAGTGGAGCATTCTTATTGTAATAATACTTGTTTATTTTACTTGTCACATCTCTGAGTTCAGCTCTGACGGCACTTAATTCTTGTCCGTAAGTAATTAGAGAATTTCCAACTTTAACCGATGAAATGGTACCTTTGTAACTGTTAACAGTTGCTTCTGCATCATCAATGAATTTAGTCAGATCTCCAGCCAACACTCTAGACTCTTCAACCATCGGAGTAACATATTCAAAACGCTTCACCCGCAGATTGACCGCAGGCGATTTATTAATCATGTTAAGCAGATCCAGCTTACTGACTTTGAGTCCCGAGTCTCGAGCGGTAGTTAAAAATCCCCCTATGACTTTCTCCCCATCGAATCGAAGAATATTCGCATCCTCAAGTTCTGCTTTAGCAACATTCATTCTGACTTTTTGAAAGCCCGCCTGATTACTTCTGAATTTAGCCAGACGATTAAAATTAGAAAATTCCTTGATCCAGATCTTGGCATCCAGCGGTTTGTACGCAGGATGCTGAGCGACATAATCGTATAAGGACGAACCGAAACGACCTTGATTAGAACCTTGAGTTAACGGGGCAACTTTCGCTTTAGTTGCAACTAGATCCATGGCGCCTTTAACCTCTTCAAATTTTCTTGCAGGATGAGGCTGGGCAATCAGTTCCAACGACTGTGAAGTTGGAGTTTTAGCAATTTTAGTAACTTCGCTGACCTTGTCGATCACTTGAGGCGTGATCCGTGCTTCGGGAGGTGGTGGTACTTTTGTTTTGGCAATCTTTTCTAGAATCTTGAGACCTGGTATCTTCTTTCTAGCCAAGTAAGCTAAAGCTCCAATTCCTCCAATAGCCAAGGCTCCCGGAACTGCCGATGGTTTTTCGTAAGGTTCGTATGCCATTATAATAAATCCTTGTCTACATTTTTGCTAATAACGACTTCGCCACCTTCGCTATGCTTGGTAGCCGTTTTAACTTTAATAGTATCTTGATACTTGGTTAAATTCTCATATTGTTTTCCTAAGTTCTCTAATTTCTTTTTGGTTGCAATCTTATGATATTTTTCTAATTTTACTATCGCATCTATATGTTTAGCTTTTCCCCAAAATAGATTGATAGCTTTTTTATTGTGTTTGATAGCTAGATTGCCTAAATGTGTAATTCTATTTTTAATGGCTTCTGCGACCACCAGTTTTCGTAAATCATTAGGCTTTAATTCTGTTACCCCTATAGGTGCAAGTTCAGGAGTTTTCTGTATTTTTTTAGTCTTGAGTTCAGCAATCGAGAATTTTTTCTTCTTGAAGACCTGGGGAAATTTCTTGGTTGCTAGTTTATAGGCCAGCTTCGTTCCTTTTCTAATCAGAGCTCCACGCAGAGCTTCTAGAACAGGTACCCATTTACCATCTTTTAAAATAGACTCACCTTTTGGTCCCATGTCGGGTGCTAATATTTTTCCTGTCTTTTCATCAAAGGGGTATTTTTCACTACCAATCACAGGCGTTTTATGTATAGTTTTTTTCTTCTTTTTACGAATCCAACTATCAGTTCGTTCTGCTTCTTTAATCGCTTTTGCTTCGTCTTGTTTGCGTATTCTTTCTACGATCTTGGGGGCTATCTCGTATCTATATTCTAATATTTCCTCTCCTCGGTTTTCTCTCCAAGTTTGAGGTTTATGTTTTGTTGGTGCTGGCATTACAATAAACTCCTGTCTACATTATCGTGAATCACAACTTCGCCACCTTCTGCAGCTTTTTTAATTTTTTTCTTTTTAAGTTTCTTAGTTAAAAGCTTAATGCTTTTTTTAACTAATTTAGGATCCTGAGCCATATGAACGCCTCCAAATAGTCGAGTCATTTCAGAGCGCCAGCTTTCATCTAAATGATGGGCTCCTTTATAAGCGGGTCGACGAGCGGCTATGCTTATAAGTTTTTGACTAATCTTATGCTCTTTTGATCCTATTCCGTAGGAGAGTTGTTGTGGATTAATTTCTGTTCCTCCTATTTTAGGTTTTTGTTTAAAAATTTTTACTTGTTTGTCACTGGAAACTCTTAAAGGAACGTCCTTATGAATGCCCTTAACAGAAAGTTGGCGTGTTGTAATGTTCTTTTTTCTGTTTATGAGTTTTTGCGCTTCAGAAAGAAGCTTTTTGCCTCGTTTGGTTGTTAGCAGATATCTACCGACTCGAACTACACTCATAACAAATCCTTATCAACGTTTTTACCAAAGACGATTTCTCCGCCTTCTGCTTTTTTAGTAACTTTAATTTTTTTTAATGTTTCCATAACTTCTCGCTTGGCAGCGTTGTAAGCTGAATTTGCACTTAAGCCTGACGCTTGATTGTCAGCAACAATCTTTTCAAATGCTTTCTGTAATTTTTTCGTAGCTCCCGTAACATTCAAAATCGGTCGCAACAGTTTCCAAAGGGCCATATATTCCTTATCTCAAAAACCAGTCTAAAAATCTTTGTAAGGGGCCTTTGCCTTTCTTTGGCGATCGTCCCTTGACCCAGGCTTCATTAAAAAAAGGAGTGTCTTTATCGTCGCCTTTATAACGGCCTTTTTTGGTTCTAGCTCTTCTGTGTTTTTTCATTTTAGTAATAAACAAACTTTCTTCGTTCCTGATATTTCTTCTCTTCTTCCCAATCCGTATACGTGGGTATAAAATATCCCTGACGATATCTTAACACAGCCTGGGTCATGGTATCTACGTAGTCATCATTTTCTCCGTGAGGAAAAGCGGCACATTCTTCAATGACTTCTTCGGCAAATTTTTCATTTTCAGGGTACCAGACTTGTCCCGATTCAAAGACGGGAGCAACGGCATTGACGCGTGAATGTTTATCCCTGCCTTTGGAAGGCATAAAATCAACCACTGGAATTCCCATTCGTCTGAATTCTTGAGCTAGAGGAACTCCTGTTGCCTTCGCTTCGATGATAACCGACTCGGGTTCCCAGTATTTATACTGATCGAGTGCTACAATTTTGAGTTCGGGAAAATCGTATTTTCCCCGCACAGCATCGAGAAGGATTAAAGAGTCCCCCATATCTTCATAAGGTTGAAATATTCCCCAAGTGGTAATCGCTGAATAATCCGCTGTTTCCTGTTTAGAATAAGCGGTATCATAACTTTGCATAACGTGTTCCTGTTGTTGTTACAGGCTCTGATCCTCCTCC